GGACGACCGCCGGACAATTCAGTTTATTAAGGACGTTCGGGATAAGCTGGAGGATTGTCTGAATGGCGTAATCTATGCACTCAATGTTTTTGCCGACCTGTACGATCTAACTCCGGTGGGCGTTTATGAAACAACATACGACTTCGGAGACATAACCTACAACAGAGAAGAAGACCGTGCAAGATGGTGGCAGTATGTTGTACAGGGCAAGGTTCCGGCATGGTTGTATTTTGTAAAATTCGAGGGAATGACTGAGGAAGAAGCTAAAGCAATGGTTGAAGAAGCTCAGCCAGACGAACCAACTTTATTCGGAGAGGAGTAAAAAGATGGCAGATACGTTCAAGGGAATAATCACAGCAGACGGAAAGACAGTTGCCTTATAGAAATGTTATCGAAACGCCCGTGTCTGATGAAACATTGTCCATACAGGGAGCATTTGCCGACTCCAAAGCCGTAGGCGATAAATTCAAAAAAGTAAATGCAGAAACTGATTCAGTAAAGGAGGGCTTTAACTAACCAGCAAAAAACCCAAAACATGCACCACAACTTTTATCGAAAGAGGTGATATACTATACTTAGTCCAGAATATTTACGGCGGATAACAGAGGGCAGTGAACAGATAGCAGAAGAACTGCATCAGTATATCATCTCTGAGATTGTGTCGCGGATGATGGCGAGAATTGGCAGAGGTGAGGACTATATTCTGACCAATGCCGATGCGTGGAGAATCAGAACGTTACAAGAATCCGGTGAACTGTTAGAGGACATTCTGGCAGAATTATCCAAATATACCAAACGTGAACAGCAGGAACTTCTTGAAGCGTTTGAGGATGCTGGAATCACTGCAATGAACTATGATGACAAGGTATATAAGGCGGCGGGATTAAGTCCTGTACCGCTTAAACAGTCACCGGCTATGATAAGGCTCATGGAACGCAATATGCTTGCAACCATGGGCGAGTGGAGAAACTTCACAAGAACAACTGCAAGTGCCGCTCAGAGGCTCTATATCGAGCAATGCGACCTTGCATATAATCATGTGATGACTGGGGCAGTTGGGTATACGCAAGCCATCAAAGAGGCAGTTAATAACGTTGTGAGTGATGGTGTATATGTTGAATACATAAACAAAGAGACAGGAAAGAAAAGACGCGATACAATCGAAACAGCAGTTGCACGTTCCGTCAGAACCGGTGTGGCTCAGGCTACGGGAGATATATCCTTAAAGCGCATGGAAGAAATGGACTGGGATTTAGTTCTGGTCAGTGCTCACATGGGAGCGAGGACGGGTGATGGCGGTGAGAATCCCGGAAATCACTCATGGTGGCAAGGAAAGATATACTCTCGTTCTGGCAAGAGTAAGAAATTTCCACCGTTTTCATTGACCGGATATGGGACAGCAAGCGGACTGTCAGGGGTCAACTGTCGGCATAGCTTTGGGGCAAGTGATGGAGAATTCAACCCCTATGCAGAACTATCAGCACAGGATAAAGCTGATAAAGGCAAGCAGTACGAAAAAGAACAACGGCAACGTACTTACGAGCGAAGAATCCGAAAGACGAAGCGTGAAGTCCTTGGACTACAAGCAGGAGTTGAAAATGCACCGAATGAAAAGGCAAAATTCGCATTACAACAAGACCTTGACCGAAAGTCTTACCTTTTGCAGAAGCAAAATGCTGCATATAAGGAATATTGCAAACGGAATGGCCTGAGGGAACTACAAGACCGCCTTATGATTGCAAAGTGGAACCGCCAGAACGCCGCAAAAGCCAGAGGAGCGGCGAAACGATATAAGACAGCAAAGGGGATTGACTGATGGACAGATGGGAATATTATAATCCGAATCCTGCTGGTAATCGAGTCGGAGATTGCGCTGTCCGGGCAATATGTAAAGCAACCGGGTTCGACTGGGAAACGGTATTCACCGGATTAATGATACAGGCGTGCACTCTGTCAGATATGCCAAGTGCAAATTATGTCTGGGGAGCGTACCTCTATAAACACGGATACAGACGTAAACTGATTGAACAGTCAGAACGATATATCTATACAGTCAATGACTTTTGCGCAGATCATCCGACAGGTACATATATCCTCTGCATAGATGGCCATGTGGTGACAGCGCAAGAGGGCAAATATTTCGATACATGGGATAGCGGTAATGAGATCCCGGTATATTACTGGGAAAAGGAGTAGCTAAATGAGCATACAGGAATTTATTCAATTGTTTCTTTCAGTCTGCGGAGGAGTGTCCATTGTTGGAGGTGCAGCAGCTGTAATCTTTAAATGGATTACACCGGCGTTCCGACTCAATAAGCGAGTAGAGACACTGGAAGAACATGATAGACGAGATTATGAAAGTCTTCGGAGAATTGCAGAACGAGATTCATTAATTCTGGAAGTATTGTCGACCATGCTGGACAGTCAGATCAGCGGCAACAATGTGGAGGAATTAAAAAAAACAAAACAGAAGCTTACAAATTATCTTGCACAGAATCAACGTTAATTGCATTAATAAGGGGTATGCTCATGAAGTTATATGTATTCACTAAGAAAGATATAGACAGGTTCTTGACAGAGTGTAATTTTACACCGGATGAAGAAAAATTGTTCCGGCTGAGATGTCAGGAATATACGCTTGAGTATTGTGCTGAACAGATGAATGTGAGCATGTCCACGGCGAAACGATTAAGCCGGAGGGTGAATAATAAAATAATTAAAGTATGCTGATACTTTTCAGATACTTATATGGGTCTTAGACGAACTGTCTAAGGCTCTTTTTTTATGTAAAAATAGTCATAGAAAGTCATAGAATAAGTCATAGGAGGTGTACGAGATGGCATTATATAACAATCCTTATCAATATAGTTTTGGCGTTCCGGGGCAAATGAATCAGTTTCAGCAGCAGCCTGTCCAGATGCCGGCTCAACCAGTACAGCAACCCCAGCAGAATAACAATGGCATCCTGTGGGTGTCTGGAGAAGTCGGCGCAAAATCTTATCTGGTAGCACCCGGAACAAGTGTTTTACTGATGGACAGTGAGAGCGAAAAGTTCTACATAAAATCCACGGACGTTTCCGGTATGCCACAGCCATTACGGACGTTTGAGTATCATGAAGTAGGCACTCAGATGCCACCTAAACAGCCTGTTCAGAACATGGACAGTAAATACGTCACCAGACAGGAATATGATGATTTAAAGGGCAAATACGAAGCTATCATAAACCGATTAAATTCTTTTTCTGAACCTGTTAGAGCTAATACCGTGCAGGAATCAGCGGTCAAGGGAGGAAACGCAGATGAGTAATCCATTATTCAACGCACTTGGTGGTGGGATGTCGCAGGGAAACGGGCCAATGCAGATGGTACAGCAGTTTATGCAGTTTAAACAGAATTTTAAGGGAGACCCGAAAGCAGAAGTCCAGAAGATGTTACAGTCTGGACGGATTTCCCAGCAGCAACTTAATCAGGTTCAGCAGATGGCAGGACAATTTCAAAATCTACTGAAAAATATGAAATAGTA